CATTGTTCCATCTGGATCAGTTAAAAGCTGCTGTCCAGTAAAACCACTTACCTCAATCCCAAGCTTTCCAGCAGCAGAAACATTATCGGATTTCGCATCCGAAACGTCTTGAGTGTAGATACTGCGGTATAAGTCCAAAAGTTTTTTACGGTCAGATGCATTCTCTGAAGGTGTATTTTTAAAATCCCGCTCTAACCGATCAAGTCGTACTTTCTTATCATTTGTATTCAAGTTTTGAAACTCTTGAATACCGACATAATTTGATTGCAAAAAAAGATAATCTTTATGTGCTTCAGTCCCTTCTGTTGCCTTACCCAGATTGGTCATATACTCAAGGTCAATTTTTCCACCAGAAAGCACATTACTTTGTAAATCATTTACTAGCTTTACAGCATCAGACTCTTTTTTATTTTGTGCTTGCTGCTCTTGCCTTTGGATTTGCAATAAACCGCTTTTAGCAGAATGCATAGCACTGTTTCTAGTCGAACTAGGCAGGCTGCTGTAGTTCTTTTCATCCTGTAGCTCAGTATAAATATCCTGATAATCTTTAGATGTCTGTGCACTAGATAAACGATAACCAAGATTTGTGCTTTGTTGCTGCTGTTTATAGTTAGATCTATACTCAAGTACCTCTGCTGGACTTAAATACTCAGATGCCGCATTAAATGCATTTTCAACTAAGGGGAGTGCAGCAGCTTGATCTCCCATTTTGGAGGCATTTTCAAGCGTCAATTTAAGATTGGTTTTTGCTAGGTCCCCAGCTACATTGCGCCCAGTCTGATAGAAAGTTCCAACCTGTCCAGTACCATACTTAACAAGATTTTCCTTGTATCCTTGACTAACACTCTGAGGGAGCTGTGAAACGACCTCGTCCATCTTTAAGCCATACTCTTTCGAGAATGCTAGGTCCGCATCAACATCTGACATTTGATTACTGGCAACCTTTTGACGGTAATCAGCAGCCATATTTTCAGAGTCCAAACCAAATTGGCTAACAATGGTTGAAGCGGTTAAGTCATCTTTTTTCCTTTGCTCTTCCTCTTGTTTTCTTGCAATTTGTCCAGCAGCTTGAGACGCATTCTGGAGTGCGCCACCAAGCTGATCTAGGTTGTTTTGAGGTACTGCAATACGTTGAACTTCAGGCATTGCTTTACCAAAATTACCCATCGGGATTCTTGGCATTATTTCCACCCTTTTGTTTCATTGGTGATTTGAGCATCTAGAAGTGCAGACTGTTTCTTCGCAGTAACAGCCTTAGAGTAGCCACTAGCACCCGCTGAAACCGTATTTAAAACACCTGTTGCCGCTGCCGTATTCGCATTGTTCTTAAATTGGCTGGCTTGTGCTTTCAATCGCTGTGAGGCGTTATAGCCTGTAACTTCAGCCATATTTGCATCATAATTTGCGGCCTGTTCAATTTCATCATTGATCACCAGTGCTGTGCCTTCATTCACATCTAGGCCATTCTGAGCCAAAGCAGCACGTGCAGCAGATTGAGTTTTTTCTTTCTCCTTTCGGATACGCTCTGCTTCTAAGCGTCCACGTGCTTTTTCAGCACTCGCATCCGCTTCAGCTTGTTCACCTGCAGCTTTATTATTTTGATAACTTGAATAACCTGTAATTGCGGCACTTGCGACTGCTGCCGCAGCAGCGACATAAGCAACACTCATGCGATAAACTCCTTATGTGAGTAGCCGATACTCTCAAGAAATTCGTCAATTTCTTCCTCTGGAATTGTTATATCTTTTTCCAACTGGTCTACGTCTGTTTCATTAGTCGGATGAATCGTGAGCCAAGAACTATCCTCATGAAAATAACCAATGCGCTTAGTCCCTACCTTTGAAAGCATAATTTGACCTGCATAGACATCCTTAATCCCATCTTCTGTGATTAAGGAAACTGCACCTTTAAGCAAAATATTAAAATGCTCGGTACTATGCATCTTACTAACCACTAAAGTACCGGCTTTGGCATCCATTTGTCGCATGTAAATATCTGGTCCAAAGTGATGAATTACTGGTGGCTTTACTTCATCAATATGGTTTTCACTAATACCTTTTAGCATCACATTTTGGATGCTCTTTACAACCTCAATGTAAGTTCGATGTTCACGGTTTTCCAAAATTCGCTTTAAGATATTTTCTTCTACTGGAATAACGTCATTCATGTTTATAGCTCCATATCCAAAACAGTGCCGTATTGTGTAAAACCGAAATGCTCATAGAGTCGAATACAAGCACGAGATTCAACACCAGTCGTGGTACCGCACTGGATTCGATTCACACCCATAGCAGCGGCCCAACCAACGAAAGTTTGAATGAGTACATAAGCTGCGCGTGTCTTGCGAAATTCAGGCTTCACATACATCACGTCATCAAAGGCAATTTTAGTGTTATTGAACCAGTCACCACCGATACGCCCTGCAAAACCGCCCATGATTTCTTGATCTTGCTCAACGATGAAAATCACACCACCACCATTAATTAAATGAGTGAAATGCTCTGCGGCCTTATCATTCATGTATGGACGATTTTGATAGTTGGGCGCTTCTTTAATAAATTCTTGCCCCAATGCAACCAAGGCAGGCACATCGGGGAGCTTAGCTGTACGCACTCGCATGGTTATTTCTCGTTAATTGATAACTGCATAGTGATAGCTTGCAACTGAAACGGCAGCGGTTTGTTGTGTGTTATTACTAAAGGGATTCTATGAAGATCCTCCCATGATCCACCTTCTTCCAAGTGATAGCCTGTATGTGGCTTTCGTGGTGCAAGTGGGTTATCGTCATAGGTGAAAATTTCAATCATTTCACCGTTTAACTCGGGCGCAATGGTGTTGTTAAAAAAGAAAGCTGTACGATCGACCTTAGCTTTATGCAACATGCTAGACAGCGGTGCTTGATTCAATTCAGGTGGGAATAGCTCAACTGTACAGTGGATCGGCTGACCGACTTTGATGCCTTCACCGTTTAGCTCATCACCTACAACTAAGTGTTCCCCATCCTCCTCAAAGTTGGTCTGATAAATAAAATCATCCCCTTGGTGATAGGCCACAACCTCATCAAGAAAATTAGGTTTTTCGACTTGTCCACTATCCACAACTAATGTGCGTTCTGAGTCTACATATGCGCTAAAGGAAACCTCCTCAAGACACGTGGTACCCGAGCGTTTCACCAACATAAATGTACGGTCTGAACCAAGCTGTGTGGGGATAGAACACATGCTAATCACTTCACCGCTAAAGTCGTGCTGTGCCCATGCCAAAACCTCTTGATCGCGGTTAAAAGTAATTGTGGCCACTTTGCCATCGCCCAACACTAACCACACTAAACTTTCAGGTTCTTGCATGTAGGAGATTTCATTTACCCCGCCGTGTTCCTCTCCAATATGGGAAGAAAGGGAGCTGACCTCAGGTGAAACCAAGCCGTCAACTTCATAGCGATAAGTTAAAGCCCGGACACGTTCACCACCACGCTGCACAAATAGCAGCTCATTGCCCACACGTTCAGGTCGTGTAACTGGATATGCACCGTATGCGCTGTGCTCATTGATGTTTACTGTGGTAGGAGTTAATGCGCCGTCCGAGTCGATCATGTACTCACCACCTGAGGTTAAACACACTACCCCGCGCTGAGCTTCTAAGAATAAGATACTGTTTGATAGGCCAGATGCAGACACAATGCTGAATGCATCCCCATCTTCTGTAGTTTCGAGAAAATTACCATTACCGCCAACAGCACTAAACCACACCTTGTTTGGTGCTTTTTTTGTGTTCGATAGGACTAAACGCTGCTTAAAGAATGTGCAACATCTTGGATAGCCATTCGTAGCGTTAAATGCTGGCGGCAAAATTGCCCAAGAACGTTCAATTGCTGTGATGTCGGCATCTAATTTTTTAAGAATTTCTCCGTTTACATGATCAGCATTAATGAACTGAGTGATCTTAATAATCCCTCCATTCACTTCAATCAAATTGCCAATATCAGCAGCAGTGAATGTTGCACCTGCACTAACGGTAACCTGTGCCCAATCTAGTTCATTTTCGTTCGGTTGCTTGTCTGTATTGTCACGTAATGCCTGATAGTACTTACCACCATAGGTAACAACATCTGCTGCTAAATAAGCCTGTGTACTCACCCAGTTGTTATATGAGCTCAGTGTGAAAGATACCAGTGCACCAATGTCTTTACCTGAGGGCTTTCCTTTTCGAAATGGAAACCGTGCATTTTCAGAGTCGGTCGGCAAATGAGTGTAAACAAACTGATTTAGCTGCCAGTTATCAAAAGCTGTATCACATAAAAGGCGGTGTACTGGCACTTCACTATGTGTGAGATACATTTCATACCGGTATTGTACAAACTGGATGTCATGTATCTGACTCTCTGTGTATGGAGAAACAATACCTTCAAGTACTTCAAGTGTTTTCGGATTAACAATCTCGACCAAATTTGGCTTAAAAACAATTAGAAATGCATTGTCTGAATTGACCACAAACGGAATGAGACGTACTGCACCAACCTGTTCCGATAAAAACAGTGTGCCTGGTCTTTTACGCACACCACCTTCGACAAGTGGAATCACATTCTTAAGCGTCTTTGCTCCGTTGCCATACTGTTGAATATCGGTACGTGTATACAGCGTTGGTGATAGCTCCCCAGCACTGAAGTTATTTTTAGTGATGACCTGCTTCATTAGTAGCGTACCCCCATCAAATTAGGGGTGTAATCTGCTGCAAAGTCTTGTGCTGGACGTTCTTGCCCATTGATGGCACGTGCTTGCTTCAGCATATTCTGTAACTTCTGCCATGCGCTATCTGCTTCGGCATTGCTTCCTGTGATGGGCTTTGCAAGCTTGCTCACCAAATACAGCGCCATGCACTCAGAAAATAAAGAATCCCAAAGCTCTTCATTATCTTCATCACAGACATAAACCAAGTTAATTAGATTTGTGTTGGCCAGAATGTGGCGACCTTCCATTTCATATTCAAACTGGCCTGAATCATATAGACGCAAAAAATCTTTAGGCAGTGGGAATGCATGGCTGTAGCCAAAAGCAGGATGTGTGCTCACTGGTGCAAGCTGTGCGCGTTTCTTGGCGAATGACCAAGGATGCATACGCAATAAACCACGGCGTGTAGAGTCATAAATCGAAGCACAACGCCGTGCGTTTTCCGTATTGTCCTCAAAGGATTGAATTGCTTTAGCACCAATCATGCTCAGTGCTTCATTGCAGATGGAAATCGATGTTGTTGTCATAGAAAAAGCCCTCAAGTTTTAATGATCTTGAGGGCTTTTAAGAGTGGGTTTGTTG